TACATGGTGGTTCGTACTCAAGTCTACCGAATTGGCTGTTGCTGTTGATGCAGTAGCGGTCTGAATCCCAGAAGACCCACCCGTTGCTCCAGTAGCCCCCTTTTGAGCCATCAGCTCCCAATAGGTCGCGTTCGGAGGTGTTTGGTTTGTGTGACCGAGAATACAAACGTAAGAACTCCCGTCATACTCAACGGCTTGGTTGGCTGTGTAGGTAGTTCCAGAATCCCAAGCACCCTCCCAAGTGATATCTCCGTCAGCACCGTCTACTCCGTCCGTACCAGCAGCTCCCGTGTCTCCTTTGATGCCGTTGGCAGTCATAAGCCAGACCTCTGACTTGTCTCCCACAAAATTGGTGGTTCCGTTATTGGTGGTAGTGTAGGTGCCTCCCGAAACTGTAGCGATGAAGATTTCCACATAATCACTTGCCGATAGCTCGATCGGAGTATTGGTCATCTCAATCACACCGTACGACCAGTCAGCTCCTCCAGAGATATTTCTCAAATAAGAGAAGCCCCGATAGTGCCCTACAGCGACCCCATTGACTCTGATTTCTACGATATGCTCAACACGCTCAGAGGATGCTGAATAGACGGTGAAAGACCCTCCTACTAGGTAGGTGCCAGTGTTCGCCACCGTGAGCCTTGTGTTGTTCCCAGAGCTCCATGAGATGTTGGTCCCCGCCTTGACTTCTGTCTGCCAAGGGATCGAGGTCAGAGTTCCGTTGATAGACTGCGTAGAGGTTGAGCTCCTTTTGGCGTAGTCGAAAGGCGTGAGCGACTCCCACTTGAGCCCTGTGGTCTCTCCACTGTCGGCTTGTAAAATCTGTCCGTCAGTTCCTACAGGAAGCCTTGCGGTCACTGTGCTGAACGTGAACAGGTCTCCCTTGGTGGTGAGTGGACTACCTCCACCTCCACCACCGTGAGTACTAGCCATGTCTGCAATATCCTTCGGGCTGAACCTTCGGATTGTAAGCTCTGTTCCAGCGGTCTTTTCTCCAGCAGATACTTGTGTAACTTGATTGTTGTATGCAGTCTCTATCTCAGCGTCAGTTTGGTCTGACGTTGCTCCCGTTTCAATGCCATCAAGTTTAGTCTTATCCCCATCTACAAACGCACCCTCTGCGGGTTTGACTTGTAGTGTGGACGTATCAAGCGACTTTATCCCCACCAAATCCGTAACTTCAGAATCCATGAGCGCACCCGCTGCCGTTACATTGGCTGTATCTGTAACATCCGCACTTGCTTCAATGCCCGACAACTTGCTCTGCTCTGCATCCGTGAAAGCATTTGTATCTGCATTGCTCTCGTATGCTGTTTTTATCTCTGCTGCCGTTTGGTCTGCTGTTGCCCCATCTTCGACATTTATCAACGTCCGAACTTGAGTAGCTGTCAATTCTTCGCTATCGCCCGACCCCGCAGTAACTCGACCTAATATTCTATCTTGTGCTACGTTTGAAACCACATCTACCGTAGTGCCTGAACTAAAGTCGCTGAAATCAACGTATTTGAGATTGTCTGAGTCGGAAGAATCCTGAACAAGCACTTTGTCGGTTGCCTGTGGCGTACCCGCATCGGTTAGAGTCGCCCCGCTCAAGGCTGATACTACATTTGTCTCGTCTGTGACATCCGCTCCCGATTCGATACCGCTTAATTTTGACTGCTCTGCATCGGTGAAAGCGTTGGTATTTGTCTCCGCCTCGTACAAAGCCTTTATCTCTGCGCCTGTCTGGTCGGCTGTCGCACCTGTCTCGATGCCATCGAGTTTAGTTTTATCCCCATCAACAAAAGCCCCTTCTGCTGGTTTCACTTGCAGCGTTGATGTGTCAAGAGCCTTAATTCCCGCCAAATCCGTGACTTCCGAGTCCATCAAAGCACCTGCTGCTGTTACATTTGTGGTATCTGTTACATCCGCACTTGCTTCAATGCCCGACAACTTGCTCTGCTCTGCATCCGTGAAAGCATTTGTATCTGCATTGCTCTCGTATGCTGTTTTTATCTCTGCTGCCGTTTGGTCTGCTGTTGCCCCATCCTCGACATTTATCAACGTCCGAACTTGAGTAGCTGTCAATTCTTCGCTATCGCCCGACCCCGCAGTAACTCGACCTAATATTCTATCTTGTGCTACGTTTGAAACTACATCTACCGTATTTCCTGAACTAAAGTCGCTGAAATCAACATACTTTAAGTTGTCTAAGTCGGAAGAATCCTGAACAAGCACCTTGTCCGTTGCCTGTGGTGTACCCGCATCGCTTAATGTCGCCCCGCTTAAAGCTGATACTACATTCGTCTCGTCTGTGACATCCGCTCCCGATTCGATACCGCTTAATTTTGACTGCTCTGCATCGGTGAAAGCGTTGGTATTTGCCTCCGCCTCATACAAAGCCTTTATCTCTGCGCCTGTCTGGTCGGCTGTCGCACCTGTCTCAATCCCATCGAGTTTAGTTTTATCGCCATCAACGAAAGCCCCTTCTGCTGGTTTCACTTGCAGCGTTGATGTGTCAAGTGATTTTATCCCTGCTAAGTCTGTGACTTCCGAATCCATCAAAGCACCAGCAGCCGTTACATTTGTGGTATCTGTTACGTCTGCCCCGTCCTCGACATTTATCAGAGTTCGGAAGTTCGGCAAAGTCAAAGCCTCTACACTCCCGCTACCCGCAGAACTACGAGCCAAAACCCTGTTAGTGGCAATGTTCGCTATCTTGTCAAATGTTACAGCATCATTATCTATCTCAGCAGTTCCAACCGTATCAAGTGCTGCCAAAGCCCCTGAGTCTGTTATGTCCGTTAGTGTATGCGTGTGGCTTGAATCAGCCTTGCCGTCTATCTGAGTTTGAATGGCAGAAGTAACCCCGCTCAAATAACTTGCTTCTGTCGCTGTAAAGCCGAGCCATGACAGTATATCTGACTTGATGCTAGCCCAAGTCCATCGCTTAGTCTCAACCGCATCAGTGTCAACTATCGCTAGTTCATCATCATTAGCCACGTTCCCCGCAGCTAACTCCGTTAATTCGCTTATCTTCTGGTCTGCCATTACTCTAACTCTATTCTATCGCCCGACTCTTGCAAAAGGAAGTCACCCGATTCCATGAGCAAGTAGAACACATCTATCACATCACCTATACCCGCTATCAAGCCCTCATTCGTGTTTACACTGGAACGGCTATACTCGGTAGTGTTGCTCGTCTTGCTGTAACTTGTAGTGCTAGATGAGCGATAATACTTCTGATGTTCACTCATGTTAAGTCAGGTTGAACTTCAAACTGCCCAACAGCAAAAGTCCATACCGTACCGTCAGACAACAATACTTGCAAATCATAGTCATAGCATCCATGTGGTATGGCTGCTGTGGCTGTCTTTGAAATTGTGATAGTAGTGATTCCACTCGCGGGAGTGGTGTGGCTTGTGACTTCCTGCTCGTGCAGATCCGTTCCATTGCGGTCTACTATGGTCATAGTGACAGTAGCATCCGTGAGGTCTACCGCGCTTCCCGCTTGGTCGGTGATAGTCTCTATCGTTGTGAATGTATCGCCTTGTCGTATGGTGAACTTCGTGGACATTAACCACAAAGATGTAGGGCAAGGCTAGAAATGTCGTGACAACATTTTTTTGAATTTATTTCATCTTCTTCAACTGCTCCCGCCTCTCACGGTTGCGGCAGTTTACATAACTGTCCGCGCTCTTGTAGTGAACGCGCTCACAGTTCGGGAACTCAGAACGTACTACCTCTACAACCTTGTTGAATGCCTCCCGTCTGTTCATGCCATTACGAACATACTCGTCTACTTTGTTGTCGAGGTGCTTTCGTTCGGTCAGAATCTTGCCAATTTCTCTTAGTTTTTTGCTCATTAGATTACAATTACTTCGTTAGAATCTGCGTAGCTGCCGCCTTCGTCCTCCTTGTCCTTCTCCATTTTTAAGGTCAGAGCGTACAAATTGCTCAAAACCCCGTCTATTTTGTGTCGTTTTTTGCCTCGATCGGGCTTGATGTTGCCGTTATCGTCCATTTTTAGGACCACATTGCCGACCATCCAACGCAGAACAGGGTTGTCTAAGTGATTAAACTTACCCTCTCGCGCTAGATCGTGCATCTTTTTTGTAGGTTCGCTGATGGTTCTGTACCCTGTGCGGATTGCATACAATTCTTCGTAGCCTTCGTCCAACATTTTCTTTCCGATGCTCGTAGCCTGCCACGGATCGTAGCCGATGCCCACAACATTGTACTCTTCCACGCTTTTCAGCATTCTGTTCACGATGAAGTCGTAATCTGTTACCTTTCCTGGAGTTTCAACGATGTACCCGTCACGAACCCAATCCAAATAGTACTGATTGCGCTCTTGTGCGCTGAAATCTCCCTGCTCTTCGGGTAACCAGAAAAAATTCTTACTAATATAGCGATTTCCATCGAGAAATAAAAGCGTAAAAGCACTTATATCTGACGTAGAGCCGAGGTCTAAGCCGCCATAACAAGTCAGCGTTTTGAGGTAACTCTCCTTGACATCCCACGAACTTTTTATCCATTCGTGGTCTGCTATCCATGCTTCCTCAGATCCTGTCCATATATTGAGGTGATACCGCTTGAAACTATTTAAACTTGCTGCGCTCTGCTTCGCTTTCTCTGCTTCTTTTCGGAACTGATCTTGATTGATGCTAATATCCCACATCGGGTTCGCCTTTCGCCATGTCTCTTCATCAAAAGGGTCATCTTCTACATCTGCCCCGTAGATCACCACGAGCGCACTAGGGTCATCCACCTTTCCCGCTTTCACGTTCTTGTAATACTGTGACTTCTGATAGCCTACTCCTGCCATGTCGCTCCCTGCTGTGGTTGTGTAGCAAACTAGCG